ACGCCGGTCGTCGTGACGCCGGTAAGAGCGACCGAATTACTTACCCAAACGGTAGAAAACGGCGCTCCAGAAAACGGCGCGACGGAAAACATTTACTAGCCCCAAGGAAGGGGTAGAGATACGACCGGAGGCTGCTGCATATACACAATCTGCATGTTCAAATTAGCATCGATTGCTGTTTTTGAATCGCTGCCGATACTTGCCCAAACCCAGTCAAGCACTTGCTGCTCAGTGAGTTGATCGTAGGGGATAAAAGTCCCCGTTGGCGCAGGGATTTCAGTCTGACCACCGCGCCGCGCTTCGTTCACACCGTCAGTATCTGATGCAAGCCAATTTACAAGGTAGACAACATCGGTCTGCCCAGCTTCTTGCGTCTTGACCATCATCGATTGAACCGCCCATGTTGCCATAGTATTAACTCCAGTTTCCTACCGTTGTCGCGGTGCTAGACCCAATCGGGGTCAGATTAAAGTATGACCCAGTAGCGACCACGTTGGCGGCTGCCACCGATAGCGCGATAGACGGAATGATGGTTCCAGCAGTAGTAATCACAATAGACCCTTGAACTAGCGCATACCCAGTCGTAGTGGTAGTCGCCGGGGTGATAATGGTAGCCGCCGCTGTATTGCTAAAGGTGGTGTTCGCCGCAGTGGTTGACGTTGCTGTCTTGTTAGCGGTAGCAAGATAACGGAATCTGCCGAGGGCGGTGCCGCCAAACCCAAACGCTATTGTCCCGGATGTGGCGGAAAGAGAGCTTAGGTTCAAAAGGCATTCAAATAGGTATGAGCCAAGGGTTAGCGTCAGCGCTCCGTTCGTAGTGGCATTGAATGCTTGTTTCAGCACGTTGGCGGTGCCAAGCGGCGTTGTGTAGTCTGAGGTCAGGATGACGAACTGAGACGCGGCTACAACGCCTCGTTGACTTGCCTCGCCAGAGAAATAGAGGTTTTCCCCGTCATACTCCATCGTTCCAGCTTCAGCCGTCGTCAAATTTGTTCCGGCTGTGAACTTCAGTGGCGCGGTGTTGGCCGTGGCTGTACCAGCGGCAACATGAATTTTGGCGGCGGGCGTTACCCCCGTGTTGCCAAAGTAGACGTTGCCCCTAAATACGTTGTCGGCAGTGCCCGCTGAGTAAACGCCAAAAGCCGTACCGCCGCCCGAGGCCGTGTTGACGCCGGAATAGAACCCAAAAGCCTGCTTGCCAGCAGTGACTGCGGCGGTATCAGCAGCGAAAAAAGCGTAGTTATTAGTAGCACCAATAAGCGTACCGCCGGAATTAAATCCAAATTGACTGGTTACTGTAGATCCTGCGCCAATAGTTCCTTGAGTTGCAAGATAATGATACAGCTGCGTTAATGTAAACGCAGAGGCGGCGGTAGCTAAAAATGTATTGTATCCGCGAGCTTGTGAAGTTACGTCACTTTGAATAGTCGCAACTGTACTATTGGCACTTGATACTGTAGCGCCAGTAATGGTTTTAACGTTGTAAAAGTTAATTCCGGCAGATCCGGTAGTGCCGATATTGACCGTGCCGGTAAACACGCTAGGGGCGGTGCCTGCGCCGTAGAAAGCGTAAGCCGTACCGCCGCCAGAAGCAGTGTTAACGGCGGAATAGAATCCAGTAGCAGTTTTGCCTGCGGTTACTGCGGCGGTGTTGTTTGCATAGAAAGCATAGTTATTAGCCCCTCCAATTAAGTTGGATTCTGAATAATACCCAAATTGACTGGTTACCGTAGACCCCGCGCCAATAGTTCCTTGGTTTGCATAAAAATGTTGAATCGTCGTTGTAAACGATGCGGCGGCTGTTGCCAGAACGGTTGCATATCCCCGAGCAGAAGAAGTAACGCCACTTTGAATAGTCGCAACGGTGGCGTTACCGTTCGCAGTCGTAGCGCCAGTAATGGTTTTAGCGTTGTAAAAATTACTACCCGCCGCGCCATTAGACCCAATGTTGACCGTGCCAGTAAACACGTTGGGAGCGGTTCCCGCAGCGTAGAAAGCGTAAGTCGTGCCGCCGCCCGTGGCGGTGTTGACGTTAGAGTGAAACCCAAAAGCAGTTTTACCAGCGGTTACGGCGGCGGTATCGGCGGCAGCAAAAGCATAGTTATTGGTAGCGCCAATTAAGTTGGTTTCTGAATAATGCCCAATTTGACTATTTACCGTGGAACCCGCGCCAATAGTGCCTTGACCGGCGTAAAAATGTTGAATCGCCGTAGAAAACGATGCGGCGGCTGTTGCCAGAAAACTTGTATAGCCCCTAGCATTTGCAGTTACATCACTTTGAATAGTTGCGCTAGTGAAGTTACCGTACGCACTCGTAGCGCCAGTAATGTTTTTAGCGTTGTAAAAATTGCTGCCTGCTGGTGCGATAGCACCTACGCCCGCGCTGGTATTGGCAATCAGCGTAGTGAACGTCCCGGCAGCAGCAGCCGTTCCACCGATAGCCGGAGGAGAAGCTAAGTAAGTGCTAAAACCCGTGCCGGAAACAGTCGAAGAGGCGCTAAGGGTGGTGAAGCTGCCCGCGCCAGAAAAAGTGGTGGCGGTTATGGTGCCATTGACATCAAGTGGCGTCGCGGGGCTTGTGGTTCCGATTCCCAAACGGCCCGCCGTTGTGATCCGCATCGCTTCTGCCGAATCAACGTAAAAAACTAACGGAAAAGCTGAATAAGTACCGATAAGTGCTTGTGAATTGGGGCCGGTAGCGGCAAGTCGGAAATCTACTCCGTTATTCGGTTCGTAAAGACGAAGCAGTGATGTGTCATGCCCTGCGGTAGTATTAATTTCCAGAGTTACGCAGTCGTACGCAGAAAAAAATTGTAGTGGAGCGTTTGTCCCAATACCTACGCTGCCTTGATCGTCTTGATAAATTGATTTACCCGCAGGGTAAACACAGAAGACGTTGGATGTGCCGGCAAGGGTGATAGCCGCGCCAGCAGCAGATGAGGCTAGGATAGTGGTACGCGCCAGCGTAGTACCGGAAGCGGTGTAAGTTCCGATCCCAACTTCCCATGCAGTGCCGCTAGTGACGCAGTAATACGTCGTGTTGCCATTACCAATTGTTGCAAATGACCGAAATCCGGATACCGCCCCGGCAAGGGTGATAGTGCCCGTGCCGGTAGTGGCGGTAGTTTCCTGTACGCGATCTGCAACAACTAGCGCCATAACACCCTCTTACTGAAGCTGAATAATCGCCGCAGTCACACCGGAAGAATATGTCGGGAACGTCACCGTAAACGTACCGCTGGTCACCGTCTTAGCGCCTCCAAAGTCCAGCACCGCAACAGCGCGGTCAGACTGCGAGGAGTTGTAGATCAAAGCGCCGTAAGCGGTGAACGTAGCCGAAGTCCACGAAGTCGTCGAAAAGCTGATGTACGCCACGTTGTTGGTGCTGGTCGTATCAGTCGTCGGAGCCGTGGAGATCGTCAGCGAGTTCCCGCCCGTGGTGTAACCACTACCGGACGCAAGCTGTCCCGAAACCGTGTAAGCCGTGGTGGTCTTAGTCAGTGTTGCGGTATTGTCGTACAACGCCATTTTGAACGTATCCGGCGTCGTATTCAGAGTACGCGCAGGGTTCGCAGACGTTGAAAACAAGTGGTAGCACTGCATCAACTCCGCTTTGAAGCTGGCGCACATTGCGCTTCCGGTAAAAGCCATATCAAATCTCCTTTACAATGGACGCCAACTCAGGCGCACCAGCTTTAGTTAAAGCATTAGCAATCGTTACGCGGTCGTGCATCACCGCTTGCCGCATATGGTCTAGCACCACATCACGCACTAAAGCACGGTAGGTCAGTGCCTGCTCTCGGATCTCTTTAGGAGCCGCCACAGACACACTCAAAATCTTATCCATCGCCAAGTCGGCAAGTTCATCCGGCGTAAGCCCGCGATAGTCAGTGGTAATAACCACCGCATTCCCTACAGTTCCACCCATTGCTTCTATCATATCCCCCCCTATTTGACCGGATAGCGAACTTGGCCAGAACGGTAAGCATCACGACGGTCTTTGCCATCGCCCAGCATTTTAAGCAGTGCCAACGCTTCTTGGTATCGCCCTTGATACCCCTGTATCACATCCTGCTCACCCTTCATAAAGGTATACGCTTCCAACAACGAGCCATAGAGCAGCACGGAATCAAAGTTATCACCAAGCCAAGTAGTGCCAGCGGTGACGATGGACTCGGGGTAATAGTAGTAATGCAACTCGGCGGTGTACGCATAATCCGGGGTTGGCCCAAGGATGAACGAGTCGGCATCGAAAATGGCGTAATACTCAGGCGTCGCTCGGTCTGCTACCGCATTGGTCGGGTACGCCGCTCGGATGAAATTCACATCCTTGTTGAGCAGATATTGGTACTCGCCCGCTGCGGTAATCACCGCCAACGAAAACGTCGCCAACCAGTCAGTTGGCACTGATAGATATGAATTTCCTATCGTCAGCGTCCCAGTCACGTTTTTACGAAAAGCCGGAAGTTGAACAGTGTTATAAACCCGCTGTTCAGCTTGCTGGATAAACGTATTAATGTCAGTCGTAGTAAATTGGTTTTCTACATACGACTGAATTTCCGCAACTAGCTCGGAGTAGTTCATCTATCAACCCATCTTGTCGCTAGCCATACAGCCTTTGGTCGCAGCACCACATCCGCGAATCTTCATGGTCTGTTTCTTCGGCGGCTTCTCATAGTCAACGGTGGAATAGTTTCCCACGCTGATGTAATCAGAAGGCATCGGCTTGACGTTACGACCAATAAAATCTCTGGCGTTTACAGCCTTCCCGGTCATCGTATGCGGCTTGGCATAGACCGAAGCTGGGCCTACTTCCTTACCACCACGCTTCATACTGTATTTGGCCATTACCGCCCCCGCTGATTGTTAGCACGGGCCATGTTGCGACCCACTTTCCGCATTTCCAAACCAGTCGGGCCACCCTTCTTCATGCACTTGGTAGCGCCGCCCTTATTGAAGCCTTTGGCTTTGTTCGCCGGCTTGATCCCGTGTTCTTTCTGCATGTGCTCGGCCATGCCACCCATATTCATCTTCTTCATGAGATAGTCACTCCTACTGTTCCTACTACACCCACCGCCGCCAAATCATTTGGTGTCAGCGCACTATTTCCACCGAACCCTACTGGATTCCAACCCCACTGAATCTGGCGGCTACCTTCACTAGGAGCGCCCAAAAAGTTCGTACCAGACACAATGTAAGTATTGTCCCGGCGAGGATTCCGTACCGCTTGCGGGTCTTCTACAGGATACAACCCCTGCAAATTCTGCGGATGGTCAGGCTCCCAACAAGTCGGACAGACCAGCATATTGGTCTTTTTTGTCCGAATGACCAATTCTTTCAACTGCTTCAGTTTGTACCTCTGACCGCATCTATCGCACTCGGCAATAGAAATCCGGCCAGATGTAAACTTATTGCTCATTGAATAAACATCTCACGCGGCACAAGCCGCCAAGAAGCCTTATCACGGTCTTCATCAGACGCTTGCTGCCAAGCATCGTCGTACATCTGCTTAAGCATAGGAATCCGTTCCGCCGCTTCTGGAATCTTAAGCGCCACATAGTACGCTAACCCAGCCACCATTGCAGGCAAGAAACGGAACGGAATGTCTTGCGTGTTCACGCCTGTCCCAGCGTCCAACATCCGGCGAAGCCGCCAGTACACAAGTTGGTAGGTACTCGACACATTCGGCACGGGCCACAAAGTGAACGTCGGGTACTGCACGCCGCTGG